TATGCGGATAGTCTCTACGAGCGCATCAAGGAGTTCATCCCCGTCACCAATGATGGGCGCCGTGACTCCAACCAAGTGTATACTCCCGCATTCATCAAGGAGCTGCAGGACAACAACCTCGTGGGTGAGGTTACCCCGGAGCAGAACAAGGAGATCCTTGCGCGCTTGGTGGCCGAGGGCGAGGTGGTGCAGAAGGGCGCCTTCTTCCGCTTCACCAGCGACGCCGAGAAGGAAGCATTCGATATCCGTCGGGATCCCAAGCTCATGGAGGCATTGAGCACGGAGAAGACCGACACCAAGCTGCAGAAGAAGTGGTTGGATAATGTCCTTGGGGAACCCATCCAAGATCCCAAGGCAGTGCCCGCGCTCTTCGGCATGCTTGAGAATGAAGGCCTGGTCACCAAGAAGGGTACCTTCTGGCAGCTCTCCGCGCCCCTGCAGATTGACCGCAAGATGCGGCAGCGCCTCTTCGCCATGGGGTACGAGCCTGCCGAAATCGATGCCATGAGCCCCCAGCAGGCTTACGACATCATCCTCAAGAACTCTTGGGCCGGCAACGTCCCCTCAAGGCAGAGGCAGACCCCCGAGCAAGTTGCAGCCATCGCCGCCGAGGTCGATGAGGAAGCCTACAAAGAGGCAGTGGACTTGGTCACCAGGTGGGACAACGGCTATACCGCCTTCCTGAGCCACCATCTTGGAATCGGTGACAAGCGCGCAAATCGCTTCCTTGAGCGCATGGAGCAGGAGGGCATAGTCAGCGCTCCCAACGAAAACGGGTTCCGCAAAGTCGTTTGGAAACCAGCGCCTGCGGCTTCTGTCGCGGAGCTTCCCCCGCCACCTCCTGTTGCGCCCGCGCCTGAACCTGTTGCGGCAGCTACCACCGAAGAGCCCGCACCTGCGCCCGTGGCATCTCAGTTTACGGAAGCAGACCTTAATCCCGAAGAAAGGGCCTTGGTTGAAAAGGGCAAGCAGACCGGAAGACTTACCTACGAAGAAGTCAATGCCGCACTTCCTATTACCTCCACTCCTTTTGAGAGGACAGAGGCTTTTATCAGTATCCTGTTCGATAACGGAATTGAACTGGTTGACGGAAGTGAGTCGCAGACTACCACGGATACCGAGCAACCTCCGCAGCCTCCTGCTGCACCCGCAGGTGGCGGGAGTTCCCTGGTGGATATCCTTTCGGAATCCGGGGTGGAGCCTCCGAAGACCCGGGAGTCGCGCGCCATCAAGGTTGGGGATACGGTGCGCACGGCAGACGGGTACGAGTTCAAGGTCAGGAGCATCGAGGGCGAGCGCGCCGTGGTGGCTCCCGAGGGCCAGCCCAATAGGCAGTACACCTACAAGCTGAACAACCTGACTCTCGTGGATGACGAGCCGGGTGTGATGCGCAGTGCTACGGAGCGTGAAGTCTCCCTTGGCATTGACAAGGAACAACTCATCAAGCAGTTGTCGATCTTCGGTTACGTTAATACTCCGCCTGTCGTGGCCGCCAAGGAGATGGTGCAGAACGCCTTCGATGCCGTGAAGGAAGCAATCCACAAGGGTCAGATCTCCAAAGGCGATATCGATGTGACGTGGGACGATGCCACCAATACGATGGTGGTGAAGGACAACGGGGTGGGCATGACCCCGGACATCCTGGAGAGGGCATTTTTCTCGGTCTTGGGGACCAAGAAGGATGTGCCCACTACCATGCGAAGTGGCGGCATGGGCAAGGCCAAGATGGGCATCTTCACCATGTCCGACAGGATCAACATCGAGACCGTGCGCGACGGGAAGAAGAGCACCGTCACTGTCACCGGGGATGAGGTAGTCAATTCCTTGGGCGGCGGGAGCACCTTCAAGGTTCGTACCGTTCCCACCAAGGAAAAGAATGGTACCAAGGTCACAATCAAGCTGCGCAACAAGTACACCAACAAGTTTTCCGGTGGAGAGGAAACGCTTTCGGGCAGCACAAGCAAGATTGTGAATGTCATGTCCCAGCCTTGGTTGGCTACCGATGATTCCGGCAACATCATGGATATTGACATCAAGTTCAACAACAATCCTGTTATCGTAGGCAGGCAACATCTAAGGATTCGAGGGTTCTCCAAGGTATCTAATATTTCATTTCCTTGGGGTGATATCGAAGTGTACATACTGGATCCCAATGTTTGGGGTTGGAGAAACCAACCACTGGAAAAACAAATGAAGCTGGCCACGCACAAAGTACTTTCCAGTGGTGCTTACCAGTTTGACGCTGCTTTTGGCAAGACGCAATCAAGCCCAGGTCAATACCCTGCCGATATGATCTTCAACGTCAAGTCAAAGGTTGCCGCCAACGACAGGATGTATCCGTTCAACGACCAGCGTGAGAATTTCAGGGACACCGTCACGGGCAGCATCAGTGCCTTGAACTCTGTCTTCGCCCAGATGAAGAACGCCTTGGGTACGCAGGACCTTGCTGCCACCATGGCGCAGACCTACGTGCTGGACATCAACGGCAAGGCTGCGCTCATCCCCTCGGCCTCCATGGCACGCCCCACTGCCATGGCGCTTCCCTCGGAACTCTTCGTCCAAGTAGCCAAGGATGGCCAGGACTTCGAGGTGATGTACAGGGACGCTGCTGGCAAGAAGCAGAAGCTTGTTGACTTCGTCACGGGCGCAAGGTCCGAACCCCTCCAAGGCATCAGCACCGACGAGGTCCTGTACCACAACAACCTCAACATCGATCCCGTGGAAGAGCTGGTCAAGAAGGGCTACAAGCGAGAGAAGGTCTTGGGTACCCTGCGTGAGTTTGGTTCGATCTTCATGTCGATGAAGAAGACCGTGCAGGATGGCTACTTCAAGGGAGACGTTAAGGATCTCTCCGAGAAGTACTACATAGGCGTGGGCACGGACAGCACCTACTACGGCCTCAACGCCAAGGTTCCCTTCACCGTCGCCCTTCTCAATCCCATGACGTTCAAGGGAAAAAAGATTGCAGGGGTCGTAGACTCGTTCTACAATACCATGATCCACGAGATTGCCCACATCGAGGTGTTCGACCACGACGCCGATTTCATCTCGTCCATGGCTCAAATCCAAAACTTCCTTGTGGATGAAGGTCACCATACTTCCTTCACGGGGGCGTTGGAAGATCTTGTGAGCCAGAACTTCCAGATGCTTCAGGACATGAAGGGAATCTTCGATGACTCCAACACAAGCAATCGCGCAGCTTCTATTGCCACAGGTGACAAACCGATCCCCGACCGAATTCCAGGAAGTGGGGGAGGTAGTCTTGCTGACGCACTTAGACCTTTTCAATCAGGAGGGGAATTCGGTGGGAGTGCGGGCTACAGCCGAGGTGCTGCAAATGCTGCGGAACAGCAAGTCGCTGGAAGACTTCCGAACGAAGGTCGATTCATTGTCCCCCAAGGAATCCCCACGGAAATGAACGACGCCTTGGGCGTCATGGAGCAGGGCAACTTCCGGCAGATGGAAGGGGGCGAGGCGTTCACCAAGGACATCTCGTGTGAGTAAGCCATGACGGTATGTATTCCAGCCAAGTCCGGTGTCATCGACAACACCCTCGCCAAGGTGGTGGAACTGCGCTCCCTCATGGAGACGGGACAGCTCCAGCCCTCCCTGCTCAAGTTGATGTCCAACGCGCAGCGGTTCCTCAGCGGCTTCATCAGCATCGACAACTTGGCCACGCGCTTCCCTGCCCTGCGCCCCTACGTCAAGGCGCTGAAGCTTGGCGAGGAGCTGCGTGCACGCATGGGCCACAAGTACCAGCCCACGATGCGCAAGGTTGCCGCCCTCAACTCCAAGCAGTCGCGCGACATGATGCGCATGCTGGAAGTGGAGAACGCCGAGGAGAAGCTGGCAACCGAGAACCCCGATGGCAGCGCCTCCATCGTTGCCACCCAGGACCATGTGGGTTCCAAGACGGGGGACATCGTCACCCTGCCCAAGGAACTCAATGCCCTTCGGCGCGAGGTGCGCGTAATCCTTGATGACATCTACGACAACGTAGAGGCTGCGGTCAAGACCTCCTTCGGCTTCGACCCCACGATGTCCATCAATGACATCGAGAACTTCGATGTGCAGGGGCGCACGCCGGAAGAGACCGCTGCCATGAAGATGGACAACAAGGCGGTGGCTTCCATCCTGCGCAGCATCGAGGCTGCCCGCAGGGTCGGCTACTTCCCGCAGGTGCGCCGTGGTGCGTGGGCGGTGGAGTTCTACATCGACGACCAGAAGCACATCGAAGCCTACGACTCCATCCTCGCGGATGGCCTGGCTCCCTTGGACAAGTTCCCGGCCCTCAAGAGCAGCCGCGCCAAGGCAGAGGCTCGCATCGCGGAACTCAAGAAGCAGGGCGTGCAGACCATCAAGCTGCGTGACCTCCAGTCGGAGAAGGAACTCTTCGACCTGTACCTGCCATCCTCCAACGAGATGGATCGCATCGACGTTCTCTTCCAGGCGATCATGACGCCCAACAAGGAAGATCCGCAGGCACAGATCGCGGACATCCTCAAGCGTCTCAAGATTGAAGCCGAGAAGCGGAAGCAGCCCCGCCTGCGCAAGAGGTACAACATCCCGGGCTGGCTGCGCGACGACAACTACGACACCTACTTCCGCAGTACCTTCGCCCCCTTCTCCTACCAGATGACGGACTGGATCGCCAACAAGGCAACGGAGGGTACGCGCCGCAGCGCCATCTCCAAGATCCAGGATCCCCGCCTGCGCCTCATTGCCGAGAAGCAGGAGAAGTACCTCCACAGCAACGAAGCCCTGGTGGCCAAGCTCAAGAGCGTGGCCTTCCTCTACACGCTGGGCGGCAACCTCTCCTCCGCGCTGGTCAACCTGACGCAGCTCATGCACACCACGATACCCTTCCTTGGGGGAGTTGGTGGCACGGGCAACGCAGTGAAGGAACTCAGCATCGCCACCACCACCATCATGCGCAACATCAAGCTGTCGCTGGATCCCGACAAGATCCTCGACGTTGACAACATGACGGGTGTCACCGCCGACGAGAAGGAGATGATCAAGGAGCTGTTCCGCACCGGCTACGCGGAAGCCCTTCTGACCCGAGACCAGGCCGGCGCCCTCCTTGCTCAGAGCCAGATCGAATCCGTCTACGGGCTGGGCCGGAAGATGGGCAAGGTCCTTGAGGCCTTCTCGCTGCCCTTCTCCATGGCCGAGCAGATCAACCGTCTCAGCACGGCGCTGGCTGCCTACCGCATGACGAAGAGCGAGCAGGCCTTCCAGCGTATCCAGAAGTTCGCCAAGAACGTGGGCCATGAGGTCAAGGACCGCACCGACGCCGCCAAGTTCGCCGTGGAGGAGACGCAATTCTCCATGTCCAAGCCCTTCCGTGCGCAGTACATGCACGGGCTTGTGCCGGGTCTTGCCTTCCAGTTCGCCACCTTCCCCTTCAAGATGCTGGGCTTCATGCGCCGGGCTGCCGAGTACTACGGTGGCAAGGGAATCATGGCGACCGACGAGGGCAAGAAGGTGCTGGGCCTCATGCTCCTCGGGGTGTTTGCCACTGCGGGTATCTGGGGCCTGCCCTTCGCGGGGCCTGCCGGGGATCTCATCGACAAGCTCACCGGCATGGTTGGTCCCTACCTGGGGATGAGCCCCACCTCCCTCAAGGCCCAGCTTCGCGAGACGTTGCAGAACGTCTTCAAGGAAGTGCCCGCCCTCAACTTCGCGGGTACCCCGGCAGAGCTGGCGGACTACGTTCTCAATGGTCCCTTCCGTGCCTTGGGCGTGGACATCTCCAAGAGGACGGCCCTCGACCTCAACCTCAACAACATGCTCACCATGGACCTCATGAACATGGGTCCCCTCATGGGCGCCGTGGTGGGTGGCGCGGAGGAAGCCTACAAGTACCAGCAGAAGGGCATGCCCCTCATGGCCATGGCCTCGCTGCTGCCCGTGGCCTTCCGCAACGTGGCCCGTGCCATCACCATGCGCGAGCTGGGCTACGTCACCCCGGGCAAGATGGAGCCCGTGCTCCCCGCCTCCGAGATGCAGGGCAACCAGGACTTCATACGGGTGGCTACCGGCTTCACCCCCACCACCGTGGCGAGGGCACGCGAGGCCAAGGAAGAGATCAAGGATCTGGGGACGCGCCTTGACGCCATGCGCAAGTCCTACTCCGACTCCATCGCCACGGCCATGGCCCGGGCCATCAACACGGGGGATGCCTCCTACCGGCAGGAAGCCCAGCGCCTGCGGCGCGAGGTTGCCGAGTACGACAAGGGCCGGCCCCTGCGTGATCGCATCGTGCAGGATCCCACGTCCTTCCAGAACAGCATCACCAAGAAGGTGCAGGAATACCGTAGGCCGCAGAACCTGGAAGACGTACCCAAGTCGGTGCGCCCAGAGTACGCCCGCAGGCTACGCGAGCTGAAAGAAAATCCTTGACCTGAGGGGAGTTATCTCCCTAGAATTCAGGCATGCTGCACATCTTCATTGGCTATGACTCTCGGGAGGACATCGCCTACAAGGTAGCCGCGCATAGCGTCAAGCGGCATTGTAGCGTCCCGTGTGTCGTCACCCCCCTCAAGCTGGACTCGCTGAAGGCTGCAGGGCACTATTGGCGCACAATGCACAGGGAAGGCAACCAGATGATCGACGTGGGGGACGGCAAGCCGTTCTCCACCGAGTTCTCTTTTTCGCGCTTCCTCGTACCTCACCTGGCGCTTCGCAATGGGATCGAGGACCTCGTGGTCTTTGTTGATTGCGACTTCCTCTTCTTCCACGACATCGCAAAGATGCTCCAGTTCTGTGACCCCGAGAAGGCAGTCTCGGTGGTGCAGCACAAGTTTAGTCCCAAAGACACCGTCAAGATGGACGGGGTGGCGCAGACGCAATACCATCGCAAGCTGTGGTCCTCCCTCATGGTTCTGAATCCGCTGCACCCCCACTGCCGGAAGCTGGACCTCGAAACTGTCAACACCCAGAAGGGCTCTTGGCTTCACGGTTTCGAGTGGACGGACTCCATAGGGGAAATCGACGAGACGTGGAACTGGCTTCCATATCACAGTCCCACCACGCGCTACTCTTACGAGAGCCCCAAGGCCATCCACTTCACTGACGGGGGACCGTGGTTCCCCAACTACAAGGATGTCCCCTACGCTGCCGCATGGAACGCGGAGAAGGCGTTGGTGGAACATGAGTTCTTCAACTGGAAACATGTGGTGGACCTTTACCGATGAGAATCGTTACCTCTTGGGGCCCCAAGGGCTGGGACCTTTACGGCCGCAACTTCCTTGACTCCACTCGCCTGTGGGATTCCAACATCTCCCTCACGGTGTACGTGGATGGGATGGATCCCTCGGAGGTGTCATGCACCCATAGGGCCATCACGGTCAAGCGCCTCGAGGAGGTTGAGGGTTTCCTCGCCTTCAAGCAGCAGAACCCCGAGCGCACTGGCGTCACCCCCGAGGGCTACAACTACCGCCTTGACGCCCTGAAGTTCTGCGCCAAGGTCTTCGCCCTCCACGATGCCGCGCAGGACGAGAGCCCCTTCGTGTGGCTGGATGGAGACATCGTCACCAAGGCTCCCCTCTCCCAGGCATGGCTCAAGGAAATCTGCAAGGGTCACATCACCCACCTAGGCCGGAGGGGAATCAACTACAGCGAGACCGGCTTCATCTACTTCGCCGGCAACGAGGGGCGCACCCTCATCGCTGACATGTACGACATCTACATGTCGGGGGAGATCTTCAACTACGCCGAGTGGACTGACGCCTTCATCTTCGAGCGCGTCCTCCAAATGCACAAGATGCACGGGCTTGAAGCCAACAACATTGTTGACCCTGAGTACGTGGGGCTTGACGCTTTCGAGCATAGCCCGCTCGACCAGGTCTTCGTACATCTCAAGGGTGCACGAAAGACCAAGGTCATCCAGAACCTGAAGACGCGCTATGATCAGCTCCTCGCACTTGTCCAGCACTACAACCCCGGAGTCATACTCGAGACTGGAACCTGGAATGGTGACCGTGCCCTGCAGATGGCACAGGTTACTTTTGGGAAACGGGACCACGTTGTCTATCATGGCTATGACCTTTTCGAGGAAGCGTCAGCGGATACTGATGCCAAGGAACACAACGTCAAGAAGCACTTCTCCCTTGAGGACGTGACCAAGAAACTCCAGGAGTTCGCTGCAGCCATGCTGCAGAAGGGCAAGAAGTTCGAGTTCCATCTGACGAAGGGCGACACCAAGGAAACGTTGCGCGAGGTGCCGGGCGTCGAGTTCGTTTGGCTCGATGGCGGCCACTCGGTGGAGACCATCGCACACGATTGGGAGCAATGCAAGCGGGCGCCCGTGGTTGTCTTCGACGACTACTACGTCGCTGATCGCGAAGGCAAAATGCCCGCCGCCGAGTTTCGCGGGGTCGAGGCGACCTTCACCCGCATCCAGCGCGAGAAGCGCGTCTACGCCGCCAAGGACCAAGTGGCGGGGGGTGGCATCGTGCAGATCGCGGCGGTGGGCGACGGGCTCCCCGACCTTCCGGGGGCGGGCATGGGCGGCACACCCATCAAGGTCACGGCCCAGGACTGCATGCCCAAGGAGCACATCATCAACAACGTCAAGGAGAACCTTGAGTTGGTGAAGCGCTGGGTCACCAAGGCACGGCCCCATGGACGCAAGCTTGTCATTGTGTCGGCGGGCCCCGACATCCACAAGCGCAAGGACAAGATCATCAAGATGTGGCGCGAAGGCGCCGACGTTGCGGTGGTGAAGCACTCCCTCCCCACGGTGGTGGGCTGGGGCATCAACCCGCACTACCTCGTCCTGCTTGACCCGCGCCCCGTTGATGGCATCTCCACCCACGGCATCAAGCGCACCGACCTCCTCGAGGACATCCCGCCCACCACGAAGGTGCTGGTGGCTTCGATGTCCGACCCCTCCGTCACCAAGCACGTGCTGGCGAAGACGAAGAATGTGTGGGGCTGGCATGCCATGACGCAGGCCTTGCTGAAGAGCGAGGTGTTCCCGCCGGGTTCCCTCCTCGTCAACGGTGGCACCTGCGCGGCGTGGCGCGCCATGTCCCTCAGCCTCTCCCTCGGGTATAGCGAGTTCCACCTCTTCGGCTTCGACTTCTGCTACCCCGAGGGGCAGATCGACAAGACGGCCAAGGATGAGCAGGGACGCCCCAAGTACATGGAGATCTCCATCGGGCAGACGGGCAAGAAGTTCTGGAGCACGGGCGAGCTGATTGCCGCCTCGCAGGATGCCCAGTACTTCTTCGAGCACGCCCAGGAGATGGGCATGCGCATCTACTGCCACGGGGAGGGCGTGGGCCCCACCATCTGGAAGCTCATCCTGGGCACCAAGAAGCAGGAGCTGCCCACCCTTGAGGAGATCTTCAAGTGAACATCCTCGTCCTACCGGATTCCCACGCGCGCCCCGGAATAAGCAACCGCAGGTTCGAGTGGCTCCTCAAGTACCTCAAGGATGCCAAGCCCGACATGCTCCTGTGCCTGGGGGATCTGGCCGACATGCCGTCCCTCAGCAGCTACGATGGCAGCGCCCTCACAGGCACGGGGCGCCGCAAGGCTAGCTTCGATGGCCGCACCGTCAACGCCGACATCGCCGCCGCCAACCAGGCCCTCTTCACCCTGGGGCAGTGGAAGGGCAAGAAAGTGTTCCTCATGGGGAATCACGAGGCCCGCATAGATAGGGCGCTGGACAACGTGCCCGAGCTACAGGGTACCATCGGCACGGACCATCTGGCGTTGCAGAACTGGGAGGTGGTGCCCTTCCTGGAGGAGTTCCAAGTTGGCGGCATTGGGGCTTCCCACTACTTCGTCACGGGGGTGATGGGCAAGAGCGTCAGTGGTGAGTACCCGGCAGCCACCCTCATCAAGAAGCAGTACCGCTCGTGCATCATGGGTCACTCCCACATCTGGGACGTGGCGGTACGCACCGGGCGGGAGAAGCTCTTCGCCTTGGTGGCGGGCTGCTATCTTGACCCCAAGCAGAAAGAAGGGTATGCTGGGCCTGCCCAGGCCATGTGGACTTCCGGGGTTACACTACTTAAGGGTGTAGCCGGCGGCTTCCCCCATGACGGATGGGAGTTCGTCAGCACCCGGAAGCTGGAGCGTACATATGGCTAAGACACCCGCGTGGCAGCGCAAAGAGGGGAAGTCCGAAGCGGGCGGCCTCAATGCCAAGGGGCGCGCCAGCTACAATAGGGCCAACCCTGGCAAGCCCGGGCTCAAGGCCCCACAACCGGAAGGAGGCCCACGCCGGGATAGCTTCTGCGCCCGCATGAAGGGCATGAAGAAGAAGCTCACCAGCGCCAAGACGGCCAACGATCCCAACTCGAGGATCAACAAGTCCCTCCGAGCGTGGAACTGCTGATGGCCAAGTCTACCCCCAAGAACCCCAAGCTGTGGGCTGCCACCAAGGCGGCGGCCCGTGAGAAGTTCGATGTGTACCCCAGCGCCTATGCCAATGCGTGGGCTGCCAAGGAGTACAAGAAGAAGGGTGGGACGTGGGGAGGCGCGGACAACCGCGTGAAGAAGAAGTGAAGGGCGGCCTGGGCAAGTGGTTCGGGGAGAAGTGGGTTGACGTGAAGACGGGCAAGGAGTGTGGCCGCAGCGGTGCCGAGAAGGGCAAGCGCGGTTACCCTGCCTGCCGGCCCGCCGCTGCTGCCGCCCGCATGACCCCCTCGCAGAAGGCTACGATGGCCAAGAAGAAGACCGGGCCCCAGCGCAAGAGTTGGCCGGTGTCCCCTTCGGGGAAGGCAAAATGACTGCGAACGCGTACATCCCGTAATGTCGTCTATCGCGTACAATGAGGAAAACATGTCGAAGAAGTGGATTTCTGCCGCCATAAAGAAGCCGGGTGCGCTGCGCCAGGCGCTGGGTGCCAAGGAGGGTGAGCCCATCCCCGCCGGCAAGCTGACCAAGGCGGCGAAGGCTCCGGGCAAGATGGGCCAGCGGGCTCGCCTCGCCCAGACCCTCAAGGGCTTCAAGAAGTAATGAGAGATGGAAGCTCTGGAGGCCGTGTTGAGGCTGTGGCCTTTGGCTATTGGCTTCATCACGTTGGTGATCGTTCTCGCTAAGTTGGACCAGAGGGTGCTGGTGATCGAGGAAAAGGTCAAGGCACTCTTCGATCTCTGGAACAAGAAGGGTTGACCATGGATTTCATGAAGGTCATCGGGGCCGTTGCCCCTACGCTGGCCACCGCCATGGGCGGACCCCTCGCGGGCATGGCCGTCACCGCTATCGCGGGGGCCCTCGGGCTGCCTGTGGATGCCAACAAGGATGACCTGGCCAAGGCCGTGGCGGGGGCTACCCCCGAGCAACTGGTGGCCCTGAAGAAGGTGGACAACGACTTCGCCGTGAGGATGAAGGAGCTGGACATCGACCTCGAGAAGATTGCGGCGGGGGACAGGGACAGCGCTCGGCGTCGTGAGGCCAGCGTCAAGGACTTCATGCCCCGCCTCCTCGCCTTCCTGGTGGTGGGTGGGTTCATGGGCACGGTCTTCGCCGTCCTCCTGGGCTACGTGGATGGCATGAAGGATCCCATGATGGCCACCACGGTGGGAACCCTCATCGGCTTCGTCAGCGCAAAGGCGGAGCAGGTCATCGCCTACTACTTCGGCAGCAGCAACAGCAGCCAGCAGAAGACTGCCCTCTTGGCGGAGAAAAAATGATGAAGGACAACTTCGATAGGTGCCTCGCTGAGGTGCTGCGCCACGAGGGCGGGTGGGCCGACCACTCCAAGGATCCCGGCGGGGCCACCATGCAGGGGGTAACCCTTGTCACCTACTCCAATTGGTTGGGCCGCGAGGCCACCAAGGATGAACTGCGCAACATGCCGCCGGCGCACCGCGACGAGATCTACCGCAAGCACTACTGGGATAAGGTGAAGGGGGACGAACTACCCAAGGGGGTAGACCTCTGCCTCTTCGATTACGCCGTCAACTCGGGTCCCAAGCGAGCGGTGGTGGCGGTGCAAGAGGCGCTGGGGGTGAATGCCGATGGGGCGCTGGGTCCCGTGACGCTAGGTGCCATCCAGAAGTCAGACCCCAAGACGCTCATCCCGTGGGTGTGTGCTTACAGGCTGGACTTCCTGCAGAGGTTGCCCACCTGGGATACCTTCGGCGGGGGCTGGGCGCGGCGCGTCGAGGATGTGCTGAAGGTGGCCAAGGGGATGGCGTCGTGAGGTGGCTGGCCCTCCTCCTTACGCTGGTGCCCGGGGCGGCGTGGGCTGCCTGTGGCCCCCTGGAGAAGATCGCCCAATATCTGGTTGACATCCACGGGGAAACGCCCCAGGTTACGTTTGCATCCGAGGAAGTCATCTACATCCTGTATGCGTCCCGCACTGCGTGGACTCTCGTGGGTGTGCGCGGCCCCATCGGCTGCATCGTTGCAGATGGAAAGGCTTGGAAGATCCATGGCGCACTATAACGAATCGTGGAACCTGCCCCCGCTCGTTGGCTCCTGCTACATGTATGGGCCGCAGAAGGATGAGCCCTCCCTCAAGGAAGTGAAGGAGCTTCTCCTCAAGATCCTTGAGAAGCTAGAGCGTCATGAAGGCGGGTGACCTCTACTATATCGAGTGGGTGGACGCTGCGACGCTGGGCGGCCATGAGTGGCGGGAGAAGAAGGAGATCGACTCTCTCGCCACACCACATATTCGCACCGTGGGCTGGGTCCACAAGGTGACGGATACCAGCGTCCTCATCGTCAGTACGATGGACCTCCATGATACCAATGATCCCAGCTACTGGGGGGAGATGATGATCCCCCTTGGGTGCATCACCAAGAAGAGGAAGCTGCGATGACGATCTCCCGCGCCAACATCCCCGCCCAGATCTCGCGGCCGCCCATGAAGAAGAAGATGGCGCAGGGCAAGCCCAAGAACCTGAGCAAGGTGGCGAAGAAGATGCTGAAGGAGATCAAGCGTGGATAACGTCTTCACCTTCCCCGGCGCCAAGGCCAAGGTCTCCGACGAGGAGATTACCCAGGAACTCCTCACTGTGCTGGAGGAGATGCGCAAGGTGGTGGAGAACGAGGACGCCGAGTCCATCTTGGTGGTGGGCTTCACCCGCAAGGATGTGGTGTACGGTGCCTTCGGTGGGCTGATGAACCCTATCGCCATGGCGGGCCTGCTTGAACGAGTCAAGCTCCAGCTTCTCACGACCTAAGCTCAAGGGCTACTACGAGACAGTGTACCGGGGCATTGCCAAGGTACCCCGTGGCTTCACTGCCCATGAGTACATGCGCGTGTGCAACTGCCTACCCAAGTGGGGCGTGTTGCGACGCGACAGGTTGTCCACCATGCTGCGCCGCCACATCACCATGGAGGAATTCACCTACCTGGTTGGGCAGTTGCGCCGCGACGGGAGGCTTTCCGGCTACGAGGCTTTGCCTGCGCCTCAGGTGCGGAAGCGCAAGCGAAAGCTACGACATCCAGTATCTTCATGAGTTCCTCGTAGTTCAAGTCCGCAAGCATGGACTGCAAGGACATGATGGTGACTGCACCTTCCCGATCCTGTTCCCCAGCGAAGACGTGCAGATGCAGGGCGCTGTCCTCAAGCCAGGCATAGAAGGACAGGGGAACCGTGAGGTTCTTGGATGTGACTAGCGCCACAGGATCTCTCCGTACTCGAAGGGCTTGAGGTTGAGGATGCCCCACGGGTCATAGGAGAAGGGCTCCCCTCCGTCAAGGTTCTTGTAGATCTGGCAGAAGGAGAGGGGGCGGCCGGCGAAGATGTGCTGGAGGGCCACCCCGTATACCTCGCGCAGCTTCTTCTCCACGGCGCGCTTGCGTGTGAGCTTCACCTCCACCACAACCACGGGACCCTTGGGGGGCACGACGATGATGTCGGGCTGGCACACAGCCTTGTCCCAGTAGATCCATTGGCCGTGGATGATGAAGGCGTCGAGGTTGCCCTGCTCCACAAGGTAGCGCACCACCTTCTTCTCGTAGAGGATTCCCTTGCGCTGGATGCGCGTGGGCCTGTCCTTACTGAGGTAGTGGGGCCTATGCCCCAGATGAGGAGAGGACATCGAGTACGGCTCCCACGATCTCTACGGGGTTGCCTTCCTTGTCGCGCAAGGCCGCATCTCGCATGGTGTCGAGGGGCACGCCATGCTGTAGGGCGAGGGAGATGAGGGTGGCGGCGGTGCAGCAGATGGCGTAGAGGTCCGTGCCGGCGCGGGGACCGCTGATGAAGACCTCCCACACCTTCCCCCCTAGGGTGGAGTAGGAGAGGTGGTAGCGCTCGCCGTTGAAGTAGAGGTCCTCGATGGTGCTCTCACGCCTGTTTGGGAGGCGGAAACGAGAACTGGAGATTGCTGCGTAGGACATAAACGGTTCCTTCTTTCTCGACGCGCACATCCACCTCGATGTCTTTCTTGCGGTAGTAGGCGCGGATACGATTGGCCAACATGGTGCTGTAGTTGCGGGAGCCAAGGTAGTCAGGATAGTCCATCGGGGTTGTCCTTCTTCTTCTTGCCCCAGTTCATTCCCGACTGGCTTTCCCAGGGTATGAGCATGGTGCGGGTCTTGCCCCAAATATCCTTCACTTCAAGGCTTCGTGTCAAGCACTTAAGTATCTCGGATGTAAGTTCCTCCTTGCGGGAAATTGGTACTTGGCAAAAGGCTGCATCGTGAATGTTGTTTAGGATCTGCACATCGGGAAGGTTGCGGTAGATGTCGAGCAGTCCCCTTGAGGTCATGTCACCCACGGTGCTCTGGGGTACGTAGGCAATGGCGGCGCGCACGGTAGCATCGTCGCGCGGGTTGCTCCAGAAGTTTCGGTTGCGACCGAACGGAGTGGTGAGGCAGCGCACGGTCTGGATCTGCTGGGCTACCCAGATCTGCCACTTGCGCAGGAAGGGGAATGCCTTGAAGTACTTGGCCTGGAACTCCTCGATGATGGGGAGTTCTACCTTGAGGACTCGAGCAATGGTATGAGCTGTTCCACCATAGTTGCTGCCATGAGCTGCTCGCTTCGCGATATCTCGAAAGGACATCTCTCGATAGTACTTGCGATCCGCCAGCTCGCGCTTAGGTTCAAAGCCGAAGACCATAGCAGCGACCATCGTATGGACATCTCCGGATTCGATGGCCCGGATGTAGTTCTCATCTCCGGCCAGGTAGGCGACAACCCTAGCCTCAGCTCCTTGCTGATCGCAATTGATGAAGACGTAGCCAGGATCCGGTATGAATATGCGACGGATGTAGTCATCGATGTTCTGAAGATTAGATCCCCAACCAAATGGATGGCTACTACTGCTCCAGCGCCCGGTATCCGTGCCGCCAATATTGAAGCTAGCATGCCATCGTGAGTCAGGGGAAAGGTTCTTGGTGAGTGTGTCAATGGTCTTCTCCTGGTCTCGCAAGGCGAGAAGGCAGATGGTGATGGGCCGGGCACGCATGTAGTCACGGCCCAAGCGTTCAAGGGTGTCGCGATCCGTGGAGACTTTCTTCTCGCCCTTCTTGGAGACGATGACCTCGGGCAGGAAGAGATCCTTGTACAGGAGTTTCTTCAGTTGCAGGGGGCTGCGGGGATTGATGGTCTTATCCCACACGCCCATGCAGATGCGATTGAGGATCTGCAACGTGCGGTCCCGTTGCTCGCGGAGGACACCAGCCATTTCGTCACGGCGCTGGAGGTCGATGCGAATCCCCCGGCGCGTCATGTCGAGGACCATGGGGATGAGGTCCCGCTCGAACTCGTAGGTGGGGGAGGAGGGTATGGCTTGGGCCACCTCCTGGGTCATCATGCCATCGAGCCCGTTGTACACCAGGTACTGCAGGGAGAAGTCCATCTCGGGCAGGGCATCGGAGTAGAGGGTCTTCATCGAACGTCCCGTTCCAAGGCTTCCATGAGGGTGAGCATGAGGTGGTAGGCTTGCCGGCTGGGGAGGACCATGCGCTTGTAGGTCTCGCCCAGCTTGATGTTGAGGACGATGCCCTCGCTGGTGCGCGTGGCATAGGCCAGGTTGGGCGGCTTGTAGTTCATCGGCGCAGGGTTTCTACTTTGTCGATCATGCGCTTCACGCCTGCGCGGAAGACCGAGTAGTCGATGTTGAGGAGGTGGCACATGCCCTTCAACTCGGTGGCCGACGAGGAGAAGATCACGCTACGCGCTGCGCTCTGGATGGTGGATGAAGCGTTGGGGTTGGTTGCGTCGTCCACTGCTTGGATGATGACGGCCAGCAGCAGCTTCTCCTCGGGGAGTAGATCCCTACCCTCCACGGTTTCGCTGAGGTAGTAGGCGATGTCGTCCCAACCGTTGATGACCAGCAGCTCACTCATCCTTCTTGTTCCTGTCCTTGACCTTGCCCAAGCGCAGCAGCTTCCAGGATTTCTCGTTGCAGTAGATGCTACCCAGGAAGCCCAGTGACTTGGGCCATTCAATCTCGTTTGCGTGGGACATGAGCATGGTGTCGTCCACGGGACCACGTACGGTGATGCCCATGGCGTCAAGGTAGGTGAGATCGTAGAGGGCGTTCTGCGCTATCTTGCGCAGGGGCAGGGAGAACAGCAGGGCGATGAGAGCCCAGAGATGCACCTCGGTGGCGGCGGGGAAGACGCTGGTGGGGTTCCAGAAGGGGACGACGTAGACCTCGCGCGGGCTGGGCGCAAAGCAGATGACGGTGATCTGCTTCTCCTTGGTCTCAACGTCGAAGGCGAAAGAGCCTGCCTTCATGCATGCTTCGATGCACTGTTCCATGTCGGAGGGAGACTCGACGATATGGAGGGTGCGCCGGGGGAATACGCTGCGTGGCTTGAGGGATTCCTGCCATGCCTTGCGCAGGTCCATGGCGAGGACGGGAAGGAGGGAGTGGTCCTTCAGAATAGCCCTGGGATTGTGGGTTGCGATGAGTCGGATGTCTTGCCAGTATAGGATGGTTCCTCTGACATCCAGCATCTTGTCGCCCGTAAGGCACCAGAGGGCAAGATCACCCATAGCGACAATGAATTTCTGTCGGCTGCACTCGTCGCGTACTCGATGGTAATCAGGCAAGAACTCCGACCGTAGATATCCAAATTGGTAGTGAACGGGATTGCCTCTGGCTTCATCTGGGCAGTTCTTCTTTGGGTGGAAGTAGGAGGATGGGTTGGAGAACTTGGGCAGCGTATTGAAGAGGAAAGTCATGGGAGGCTTGGGCATGCCGGCGTAGCGCATGGCAATCCCAAGCATGGTGGCCGGGAACCCCGTGATGGCGGAGCCAGTGCGCACATCGTGGATGCTGGGGTAGTCAAGCAGGATCAGCATATGGTTGCCCAAGGAAAACGTGGCGGACAGCAGCACCCCTGTCGGTCCAGACTACGGTGCGAGATGCTGCCTTGCTGTTCTCGGATGCCGCCACTCACCCTCAACTCAGCACCGTAGCCAAGGCTGGAGAGGGGTGGTGGTGGAGACAGGGACACCCAACGCACTGAGGTGCGAGGATGCATGTGTCTCCTTGAGGACGCCACCACACGCCCTTACGGGGAAGCCTCAGCTACCCGTCACGCCGCCGAGAGGTTGATGCACTCCCAGAAGACGCGGTCTCCGTTGCGCTCCTTGCGACCGATGAAGTCGAACTTCACCTTGTCGCCAACGATACGCTCCGCGAGTTCCATGGCGGTGCCACGCTGGACGGCGGAGGGGTTCACGGCACGCACGGTATCCGCGAGGATGCCGATGGCGTTCTGGGTGTCGAAGAACGTGCTGGACTTCAGCTCGACATTGAGTTCGACGCCCTCGAGATCCTGGCCCGACAGGGGCTCCTCCGGACGGATGTAGAAGCGCACCGTCTTGGTACCCTTGGAGGTGACACCGCTGACGACACCGCTGATGACGCCAGCGTACTTGCCGGGCGGGAGGAAACGACGGGCTTCGAGGTCGGCGAGTTCGTAGATATGGTCGGACATTTTCTTTCCTTTCACAGTTCGATCTGCTTGAAGATGGCACCCAGATCGAATGGTGCCTCTGCATTCACCCGATGGGGTGCACTGCATTTCAGGTACGACATGTCTCGCGTGGTCTGCGTATGGAGGATGGGCTTGCCATCCTTGCGCGTTGCGAGCCAGACGTTGTTCATGTAGCGGGCCACGACGTTGGGGAGCTGTTGACCGAGGAAGCTGGGGAAGGCACGCATGATGCCGCCCGTCTTCTTGTTCTCGATCATACGGATGTGCGAGATGAGGATCAAGTGGAACTTGTAGCGATCCGAGGTCAGGCGTGCAACCTGCGTCTCGAAGCGCTTGTTCATCACGCCCCAAAGGCTTTGGTCGAAGCCGGCCTTGTCATCCGAGATGCCGTTCTCCTTGAGCACCTGGTTCATGCAGGTGTCATTCCAGAAGGACGCGGAGTCGATGACGAGGACGGTGTTGCTGTCCCAGGTGGTGAGTTCACCAAGGTCCTCGTCGGGGAGAGTCCACTTGGTGGTGATGCTAACGCTCTTCTTCCACGACTCCGGATCCTTGGCGGGGATGGAGAAGTAAGAGATGTTGTCCGCCTTGCCCTCCTTGAGGTAGGCGTTGAGGATGGCGAGGTTGTTGTCGAGGTCCACGATACGGACCTTGTAGTCGGCATTGGCGAGAGTGGCCAGCAGGCCAGTCTTGCCAGCACCGGGATCCCCCAGCAGGAGGAGTTTCATCCTGCGCTGGTTGGGGTGCTGCGAGAAGGAAGGCATTCTTCACTCCATTCGATTTCATCAAGGTAAGCCCACGACATCGTCCCGTCAGGGAGGGTGATGTCGTAGGAGGTACCTAACTCGACGCTGTGCCGCTCGTCAAGGCGAACTTTCACGGCAGTGCCGGGCGGGTTGCCATTGATGGTGGCACGCAGGGTGGCTACACGAACTTCCACAGGACCATGACTCCGAGTACGGGGAGTAGAAGGAAGGCAGCAAGGGAGATGATGACAAGGATGGCCGCTGCCCAGGGTACGAGTTCGTCAGAAGTTACATACCACGCCCGCTTCACGGAAGAGGTCACGCGAGAGGAAAGTTTCTGCGCCCCATCGCGAAGCAAACTCGGAAGACATTGGAGATGATACCACACGGTGGATTCCTTTCGAGATGATGGAGAGAGCGCACGAGGTGCAAGGTGGATGGGTGCAGTAGAGGGTGGCACCCTGCGTGGGGAAGTGGGCGTTGTCAAGCACGTTGCGCTCGGCATGGATGGTGTAGCGCAGCTTGCTGTCCCGGTCGGCAAGGCGGTAGGTGGAGTCGGCTATGCCCCGGGGGAACCCGTTGTAGCCCAATGCCACCTGCCGCTTGTCGGTGCCCACGAGGACTGCGCCCACCTTGGTGCTGGGATCCTTGCTCCACGTTGCTACGTGGTGGGCAAGATCAAGGAAGCGCTGGTCCCACGTCATGCCACGCGCCACACACGTAGGCCCTTGACGTTGTCCTCCACCACGGTACGGGTGACGAACTTCAGACCGTGGCGCTTGCTGCATGCATCCATGAGGGAGGAGATGCTGTTCCTGGTTCCCTTCTCATTGCCCTTGGGGATGAAGAAGGAATCACCAATCTGCAGGGAACGCAGCGGGTACTTGCTCTCCCGGGCAACCTGGACGATCTTGGGGATGGGGATGTTGGCATCGATCTTCATGTCACTTTCCTTTCACGATAGCAAGGTCATAGCCAATGGTGTTGAGCAAAGCCTTGAGGCAGCTCAAGGTTGGGTCATGGGTTCCGGTCATCCACCTGCGAAGGGTTCGCATGTCAACTCCAGCCATGTAGCAGATGTCCGTAACATAGCCCGCCCGCTCACGCAACAGTGTGTTGGTCTGCTTGAGCAGCGGGTCGAGACCCGGGTGGCAGTCGAGGTAGCATGCCTTGCCCATGGTCAAGGCACGTTTGGATTTCATCTTTCCTCCAGCATCTTGTCGATGAGTTCGGCACGCTGCTCGCTGATCTCGCGGGCAACATCAAGGGCTCGGGTGAGTGCTTCCATCTCACGCTCGAGTTCGTCGAGGTGGACGTAGAGTTTACCGATTAGGTTCTGCATCAGACTTCTCCAGGCTTGACGAAGTTGCGAAGTGTTTCGTGTTTCTTTATGAAGTCAAACAAGTTCATGAGAGCAATGGGTTCAAGTCTCAACCAGATCAACCTGTTGTTCCTACGGGTTGACAGGAAGGTATTGATCCCGTCGAAATAAACCTCAACCCCACCATAGAGCTTGGCTTCGTAGTCGCTCATGGCCTGGCCTCCTTCAGGGCAGCGCGGGCTGCTGCCTCAATGTGCGGCGGCACGGAATTGCCTGTCTGGTGCGCGTGGACGTAGACCGCCAAGGGCTCGCGCAGCACCTCGACGCGGGCGCGGAGGCGGGTGATCTCGGTGGCGGCTTCCACTTGAATCGCTGGTGAATCATAATAAGAGTGCATCGTGTTTTCTGTTAAGAGACGCTCTACAATATCCTTCATGGCTTGGCCTCCAGCGCCTCGCGAGCCACTCGTGCGGCTTCTTGGCATCCGTCGCAGCATGTGTTTTGCGCGATGGAGGTCAGCGCCTCGCGAAGCCTCTCGATCTCTCGCACAGCCCAATGCTCTGATTCCGTCTTAGGAGCATTTGGGTTCATGAACATTTCCGCCAATTCTTTTGGCGTCAGCGCGCGATAGACTTTTGCAAATGGATCTTGCTTCATGACGCCCTTCCGTGCGGTTCGTGCAGTTTCTCTAAACCGGCTGGGCGCGGACCGGTGCGGTCGAACACAAGCGAATCCAGTCGCTGCATCGCTTGCCGCACGAAATGCGCCATCTCGGCAGATCCTCCCATCTCAAACTTGCCAGACTTCATCGCGCCGCCCAGCGTCTCCAGATATTCTCTGGCCGTGTCTCGCAACGCATCGCGTTCGGCCTGCAGCCGCTCGATCTCGGCGCGCAACAGGACGATCTCAGCAGCAGCGTCGTGCTTGTCGCTGCTGCTGCTCCACATGCTGAAGGGTTCTAGGAGTTCCATCGTCTTGCCGCCATCAAGGACGATCTTCGTCCCGGCGGGGAAAACGGTCTCCTCGGCAGAGCGCAGTCGCGCTATCAGATCGTCGCTCATGGCGTGTCCTCCTCGCGCATGGCCCGCACCACTTCTAGGAGATCCTCTTTGTTGGCCACGCCAAACGAGAGCATGCGCTCCAGGTCCACGGAGTGGGCAAGCATCTTCTCGTTGTGGGCGCGGATGCGGATGATGTCATCGATGGCGTCATCGATATATTCGATACGCATCTTCCGCATGGCTTGCAGCGTTCGGAATGTTCTGGTCATAGGCCGGCCTCCTCCTTGATGCGGTTGACGACTTCCCAAAGTTCCTCGTGGACGAGGTCGTGGATACAGTCTTCGGGGGTCTTGTCATCGACGAGGTGGGATGCACCGGACTCGTCAGCCTCGTCGAGGATGACCTCGCGCAACGCCATCATGGCGGCGAGGATCTCCTTCTTGGCCTTGGCCTGGGCCTTCTCGATGCGCTCGATGCTGTGGAGTGCGGAGCGCTGGTGCTGGTGAGCGTCGGTCTCCCGACAGTACTGTTCGTATGACATCTGGTTCATGACTGATCCTCGTTGCTGTAGAGAAGGGGGCGGCGCTCTTGGTCCACGACTTGGTAGCCGGCGACACGCAGGGCATTGAGTACGTTGATGACATCCTGCTTCCAGCGTCCTTGCTCATCCTCGGAAAGGATGTGGAAGGGACGGTGTGGGAAGTCTACAAATACCCAATGCTTGGCGATGTCAGTGACAAGATCATCTGGATACATCTGCTTGCTCCTTTCGGTTGAGAATGTCAACAAGAATATCCACGAGTGCATTACGCTTGGTGCGACTCAACTCCACGGCGACGACAACCATGAGCTGCTTCTTGCCTTGGAAGATGCAGCCATCGATGTGATGGTACTTCATCCCCATTGCGAAGCCATCGCATCCGCGATGCCCTGGTAGGTGAGGCTGCGTACCTTGGCCCTATGGGGAGAGGGACCCAGGTTGTTCTGCCCGGTGGGTGTCTGGTTGGCGTAGCGGTCCTTGATGATTACACGGGTTGGCCTCAGCAAGGGAAGGTTGTACAGCCAAAGGCAGGTGCGCTTGCTCGCATCCTCCCCGAACTGCCAAGGCTGGATGACTTGGTCGGGCGTGCGGTAGCGCGTGCTCATCACGCCCACGGGATTCTCTATGGCAATCTTGGGGATACCGGAGTTGGCGAAGGCGAGGAAGAACTCGGCAGCCTCGTCGGTCTTGGCAGCACGAGCGGGGCGACGCGTGTTCCAGTGGATACCGGAAACGGAGAGGTAGGTGCAGGGAGGGAATGCGATGAGCATGTCCCATGGCTTCTGCAGGAGGGGAAGCACATCGCCTTGGATGTGGGGACCGGGAGCGTCGCTGGGTTCGAGGTCGCAGGAGATGGCATCGTGGCCACGCGCACGGAAGGCATCGCGGACACGGCCACTGTACTCACAGGCTACGAGGATGCGCATTGCGAAGTCTCCTTGGGATGAAGTCGGTGTAGCGGGAATCGCGCATAAGCATGTAGAGATGGTGCTCTACGTCAGAGGGCGGCTCGGGCTGGTCGATGAAACGGAAGCGACCATCCTGCCTCATGAGGATGGATTGACGCAACATCAAATTGAGGCGGGAGTTTACCGCAGCCAGCGACACGTTGAGTGCCACTGCCCCATCCTCGGGAGTGAACCATCCGACCTGCTCAGAGATCCATGCGTAGATCATCTTCGACAAGCGCATTTCCATGCGTCGCTTCACGAGCCGCCTTCTGTTGGCAGAAAGGAGCCGCGCTGCAGTAGTCTTCGCATCGGAGGTAGATAGCGGGTCGGTCTTCGACATAGAGTTTTCCCTTATCGGATTGCATGGAGATGAAAGTTTCCGCCTCGCTGCGGGAGGCGCATAGCTTCACGGCAGTCTTGCGTCCATCCTTGCGCACCGCGAACTTGCCGGGCCGCAGCCACATGTCCTCGGGGGAGCAGGTGCCGGGACCGTTGCGATGCAGGAGGACACGCTCGGAGATACGCTGCAGGGCAGTGGCTTGGTCCCACAGGGGGAGGGGCACTACGTGCACCTGCTGCTGGGGGTAGGTTAGGTTGCGCCGGGACTCGGCAAGGGAGAAGTCCTTGAGGATGACGATGGCGTTGAGTGCCTTGGGTTCCTCGCCATGGAGGCGCATGAGGAAGGCGTAGGTGTTGAGTTGGTTCTCCCAGTCGTGACGGTGGGTCTCGTACATGAAGGCCTTGGCCGAGGTGACCTTGTAGTCGAGGATGGTGGAACCATCCATGTCATAGCGGTCGAACTCACCCGAGATGTTGAGGCCTTCGACGTTGGCGAAGAGGCGCATCTCCTTGAGGCGGGAGGGATCGTGGCGCTTGATCTTCTCGTGCACTGCGGTACCGATGAAGCTGGGCACGAGGTCATCGATGTCCACGTAGATCTCGTCGTCGTGCTTCTTCACCAGGGCTACCATCTGCGGTGGCTTCCACAGGGAAGTCACCGAGATGTCAGCACCACCGTTGTCGTAGGTGGGAATGAGTGCCGTGGCCAAGGGCTCGGGGATGTTGGTGGTGTTGGTGTAGTGCATGGGGTTCTCCTCAGAACGGGGGATCGTAGATGTCGCCAGAGAGGTGGCGCTTCAGGTAGGTATCAGCGATGCGACGGAAGAGGTTGGCAGTGTGGAAGTCGCCAGCCCAGTCGGCATCGTTGGCAAGTTCGTGGAACTCGCGATGCTTCTCCAGCGTGGATGGGATGTCACTCTTGACGTTCGAGTTCATGTTCACCTCGTGCCTTTCGGATCTTGGCAACCATTGCCTTGATGGCATTGATGATGTGTTTGATGTCCTCGTCCGTGATGTCGTCGAGGTTCTCGAGTTTGCGGAACAGATCAGCGTTGCTCAATGCACACTCTCCACCTGTTGGAGTTGCTTGCAGGTTTCACTGAGGCTGGATACCAGAGCCTGCATGAGTTCGTCCAGCTGTTCCATGTCGATGCTGCATGCGATGTCCGATGCCATCATCTTGGTGTAGAATTCCATGCGCAGGGCGAATGCCTCCCGTGCATCCAGGTTTGCGGTGAGATCGTGGAGGGTGTGGATGATGTGGATACCCAGCTTCTGCATTTCTTCTTTCATGATAGTTCCTTTCGAGGTGGTGGTCCCCCCACCGTGGGGCAGGGGGACCTGGTTGTCAGAAGGGCAGATCGTCGTAGACCCCGGTGTCGAGGGGCTTGGGGTTTGCCACCTCCTTCACCACGGTGAGGCGGCAGACGCGCACCTTTGTGTTCTGGTAGTCCACGGGGACGGAGACCACGTTGGAGGGATCCACGGAGCAGAGCATGGTGCGCTCCCCACCGAAGTGCCTGAGGTACTCGTAGCTGCAGACGTGCAGCCCGGTGGAGCAGGTGCTCTCGGGGTCATCGTCCACTTGGGAGCGGGGCATCTCGTGCACCGAGCCCTCGGTGTAGCGATGGGTGCGCCCCGTGTGCACGTCGAAGTAGTCGGAGTTGACCTTCTTGTAGAAGAGGAGGTCACCTTCCGGGGTGATGGCGATGTTGTTGGCGGAGACGAAGCGCCACAGTTGGTTGCGGCTACGCATCGAAGGGTTGTCGAGGATCTTGTCGAGGAAGGCCACGAGGGGAGCGATGTCGAAACCCTTGGCCTTCATCTCGAGGATATGCGGGACCATGCAGTGGTCCACCTCGATGCCGTTGCGCAGGATGCTGTTGTCCTTGACCGTGATGTTGCCAGCACCGTAGGCGCTGATGGCATCGGCCGGGGACATGGCATCGATGGCCTCGTCCCACAGACCCTCACGCACCAAGTCAAGGACCTGGTTGAAGGAGGGGGAAGCGGAGTCGAGGGTGAAGGTCTCGCCGTCACGGATGATGGTGACGGTGTTGGTGGTGATGAGATGGGGGTACATGGTAGCTCCTTTCACTGGTTGATGATGAGGTTGACGATGTCGGTGCAGTCATGCCGGGAGTGCTGGATGCACTTCAGCATGGGGTACTTCTTGAAGAGTTCGATGCGCAAGGTCTTCCAGTCGAATGGTTTGCTGTTGATGTGCTCGGGGAAGCAGCGCACCAATGGGGGAACGAGGATGGCACGCGGCTCGGGCGGCAGCAACTGCGCTTTGTGCAGGGCTGCCCTGCACGTCAAGGATAGCTCGCAACTGATGTCGCCGGCATAGTTCTCGATGCGATTGAGCGTGTCGTTGTGCAGGGACAGCCACCGCTTAACCGCCTCCTCCAGTTCCGGCAGGATGTCGGTTGCCCCAGCATCCTGTGCCGTCTTGAGGGAAGCGCCAGTGGCGACGTAGAAATCCTGGCCGGTGCGAGTTTTGATGTCCTTGTAGAGATCCACGGTGAGACGATATCGAGTGTTACCGATGATGACGTGGTTCTCCGTGACGTGGAGGTAGTAGGGCAGGGACTTCGTGGTAACGTGGAATGAGTTGCCATCCAAGGTACGCAGGTTCTTCAGTACGCGGGTGGCAGTCTTGGGTGCTGGCAGGGTGGAAGTCTTGATGTAGCCGATGCCCAAGAGGTCGAAGGTACGGGAGTTGTCTGCCACGATGAGGCGACCCTGCCCCGACGGGAAGTTTGCATTGGCCATCTGGATGCGACGCAACCAGTCGGGAGTGTCGATGACGAAGCAGGTATCGATGAGGGTGACGCCGGGATGGGTAGCACGATGGCGTTCCTTCTGCCACACCTTGCGCCTCCGGGCATAGCGGTCGAACCCGTAGCATGTGCCGTCGAAGGACTTGTCATCAAGGTAGAGGCTGATGCCGTCCTGGTTGCTGATGCTGTAGTCCTTGTACATGTAGTCTGCCCTGTACCACAGTGCATTCAGGTCCGCCAGGATGTTGAGTGCCGAGTCGGCATTGCGGAACTTGGCATCAAGGTGCTCGGCGTAGATCCTGCGGGCTTCGTTGAGGCGCTCGCTGATGAGGTCGCGCAGGACAGGAGTGTAGACAACCTCCTCGCGGGATGCGGTGACCTCGATCTCTCCGATGTCGAACTTGAAGGCGATGCCAGAGGAACTATAGAGGTTACCGAACGACGAATCATTCAGCGGGTAGGCAACGGGGCCAACGAGAACGAAGGGCTTGCCGTTGCGGGTGAGCATGAACTTGGGATGATCGAAGAGGACATCGACCTCCGGCAGCGCGGCACCCTTGACGATGGGCTTGGGCTGGAAGAACTGGATCTGCGACAGGGCATCGGCCCACTCGCTACCCGAGGCGGGCACAGAGATCTCGAGGCCGGTCTCGTTGGTGGGTTGGGTACTGACGACGTGGAGGCCAGGCATACCCTCATTGCCGATGCTGGCGATGTAGGTGGTGCAGGTGCCGGCGTGGAAGCTACGGATGGTGAAGCTGTTGACGATGGCGAAGGGGCTCTTGGCACCCAAGCCAAAGCCACCGATCTGGCTGTTGTCTTGGCGCTTGGTGGAGTTACCGAAGCGCGTGAAGATGGTGACCATGGCGTCGGGGCTGAGGCCGGGACCGTGGTCGCGGATCACGAACTTGGGGGAGAGCGGCGTGGGCATGCCGATCTCCATGGGCTTGGTGGGGCAGGCATCCAGAGCGTTGGAGGCCAGCTCACGTACGATGCTGTGCACCGGCTTGCTGTAGAGGCGGGAGGTGAGAGCGCGGATCATCACCGCGTTGCTCTCGATGGCGAAGTCACAGACCTTGGTGAGGCCAGAGGACTGGTGGGTCTGGGAGATGTTGATCTGCATTGGGTTACCTCAGAATGAGAAAGAAGATGAAGGAAAGGATGAAGAGTACGAGGATGTTCACAGCGTATCCATCTCGCTCCGCAGGGATGGCTTGTAGATGTTGACGGTACGACGCAACCGTATGCGATCCTCCACATCGAGGGTGCCGATGACCCGCTTGCTGCGGTATTTGCGCCATGTCTGGGAGAGGACGATGTGGGACTTCCTGTCGAGGCCAGTGGTGGAAAGGTTGGTGATGGGCACGCTGACTCCCCAAGCCTCGTCGTAGATGGGGAAAGCCAGGTTCTTGGAGACCACGAGGGCAGGGCGCAGGTGGTTGCTCGGTGTGTAGACGATGTGGATCATGCGATCCTCCAGATGCGCAGCCCCTTGGAGGTGGAGCGGGTACGGTAGACGCCCAAGCCACGGCGAGTGTGGTAGGAGGCGCACACCTTGACGCTGTGTGCCTTGTCCATGGGAACCAGGAAGGACTGCCCTACCTTCATGCGGTTGAATGGGTACTTGAAGGGGCGGCCCTTTCGTACCTTGGGGATGGGGACGGAAGTGTCTAGAGCGTACATGCTGCTCACTCCTTTGGGAGGTTGACGGTGAGACCGTAGTCGTGGGCCAAGGCCTCGGCGTAGAGGCACAGGTAGGCCCGGAAGACTTTGGGATCTCCCGCCGCGAGGTCATCGTGCATCTGCTGCAGGGCACCGTACAGAGGGAGATCATGCCCCACGTCGAGAGCCTTGATGGCGGGGAGTTCCTTGATTTTGGGAAAGACCACAAGGAGTTCGTGAACTCCACGCCCCTCCATGGAGGGGACATAGAGCTGGTCCGGGATGAGGCACCCGATGGCACAGCGAGTGCCGGTTTCGCCATGCCTGTACCAGCACCGCTGGCTGTTGTTGTCATACGCTGGTGCGTTCTGCAACCACAGGTGGTTGAGCACGATGTCGAAGGCGGTTTGGGTGTCCATGAATGGTTCCTTTCAGAGGATGAAGCCGGAGGTATCGGCCTTGGCCTTGCGGCCCTTGGGGGTCAGGCCGACAACGACCCCCTTGGGATCGAGGTGCCGGAGATCGTGGAGATCCCCGTTGATGACGGGGTAGCCATGCCACGATGTGGGAAGGGTGCGGAACACGGCAGCCACGTTGAAGCCTCGGGACAGGAGGTTCTTGGCGTAGGGGTGATTGTCCTCGCTGAGGGAGAACGTGAGGTGGTAGTTCGCGGGGAGGGGCCTGTTGAAGCGCATATAGTTCTTGGTGTAGTCCACGAACTGTACGTGTGAGTACATCTCGATGATGGAGGGATTGCCCATCACCGGGATGCGCTCCCAAGAGATGTCGGTGCTGCCGTTGAGGCGGAGGACGGGGGTGAGGTTCTCCCGCTGTGCCTTGACGAGGACACGGGAGGTAGCCACCACCACGTCGGAGAGGTAGGCGGTGCGGTCCCGCATGAAGCGCTGCGCCTTGGCGATACGGGAGGCGCGCACCGAATTGATGTCGGTGTCGTTCCTCACCATGCCGGCGTGACCGCTGTAGTAGCCGAGGCAGGATGCCTTGCAGCCGGGGCTGGCGTAGGGGCAGAGGTTGCCGACACCGGCGATGTCATGAGGGGCCATGTAGTGGATGGCGTTGAGGTAGCCCAGGGCCACGCTCTTGGATGCCTTGGCGTTATCGAGCGAGTAGATACGGTTCTGCATGGGTTACTCCGGAATGGAGGTTGAAAGCGAGGCGAGCATGGCACGGCGCTCGGCGCGGGAGTCATGCCAAGATTGCATGGCGGCCCGGCGCCGGGGTCATATCTCCTTGCCTCGGGAGTTGTAGATCCTGCCGCCACCGTGGATGGTGTAGGAGGTGAGGCTATCGATGTCCGACAGATAGCCCATGCGGAGGGCATCGAGGCAGTCCCGGTGATGCTCCAGGATTGCCTCGGAGGCTTCCGAAATGGTGGGGTAGGGGTCTTCCCAGATGACAGGGTCACCGAGGGTCTCAAGGCGAACGTGATACATGGCAGTTACTCCATTGTGAGGAAGCTGAGGAGGATGCAGAGGAGGATGGCGGCGCTGCCGAATACCAGCAGCTCCACAAAGCCTTTGATGAAGGTGGACATCATGATTCTTCTACTGAGAGTTTCTCGCAATAGTAAGCTACACCGGCATCATAGCCGGCTAAAGCTGCGTGATATTCCTTGTCGGTGAAGGGCTTCCTTTTGAAGGGATGGTCCTCCCAGTATCCGTCTTGGTATCCGGCGTGAAAACCCAAGGCATATGCCTTGTAAGTGCTGTCGTACATGGGGGTCTCCTTAGGCGGGGAAGTTGAGCTTGTGGCGCTTGCAGAAGGCCTTCACCTTCCGCTTGAACTCGTGGACGAAGTTGGGTTCCGCGACACGGGAGGCCTCGTCATGGCACTGCTGGAGGTTCCAGAGGAAGTGCCTATCCTCCTCGAAGGCCCTGCGGAAGATGGGGTTGGTGGTGGGGATTCCCTGTGCCATGATCTTGTGAGCGGGAGCCCCCTCCATCTCGTCCTTATAGGCATCATCGTCGATGAGGAAACCCACGGCACACTTCAAGGGGGCAGCGTAGGTGCCTCCCCTGTAGGCGCAGCTGCGACCCTGCATCGAGGGTTTCCCCTGTGCGATGACGAGGGGGACCACGTAGTCCACGATGTGCTGGCGAACAGCGTTGGTATTCATGGTGAGGTACCTCTCAGTTGGCGTGGAAGAGATGGAGGAAGATCTCGTCCCGGAGGGGCTCGATCTCCGGGGTCGTGGGGACCCAGGTGTAGCTGTGGATTCGGAGGAAGGCCATGGCGAGATCCTTGCCCGTCCATTGCCGGTAGGTGCACTCGGTGCTGATGCAGCACTGCAGGCCCTGGAGGACCATCGAGGCTTCCGGTGTGGGCTCTGCATATTTCCGCCAGTTGTCGAGGATGTCGTTGGCGATGTCACAGAGGGGACGCATGCTCTAACCTCCTATGGATAGCGCTACCGGGAAGGGCGGCGCCGACGGGGCGGAACATGGCACGGCGCGGCGGCCAGCGGCGTGCAAATTTTGCATGGCGGCCATGCGCCGGGCGCGGGGCGGCGGGTGAGGGTTGCTAGAGGAAAGGGGGAGCACATCGTTGGCGCTAAGTGGTTGATTTTGCTGGGAGGGTGAGGGTTGTGAGGGTTGTGAAGGTGCTATTTCTTTCTCTGAGAAAGGAAGAGGATAGGGGGAGAGTGGGGTGGAGAACCTTCACAACCTTCACCCCTGGGGAATTGCTAGTGATTTCAATGGGTTGTGGGTGAGGGTTGCTAGAGTTGCTAGTGTGGTTGGGAAATTGCTAGTAAGCGCAGGGGGTTAGGGGTAGGGGAGGCGCTGGGAGGGTGTTGTGGGGCGCGAGGCACCTTCACCCGGCGGCGGCTGGCATGCCCCAAGGGGCAGGGCAAGTGCGTTTTGTGCATGGCACCCATGCGCCAGGTGCATGGCGATTCCGCTTGATGGCATGGCCCGGAACGTGGCAGCCGAATTTTCGATAATGTCTCGCCGGCCAAGCACGAAAGGGCGGGGCAACACAAGCTCGAAACCTGCATGGCAGATATGCGCTTGATGCATGGCGATTTTGGTTGACGCGGGGCCCGGCGCCATGGCAGCGGCATTTTCGATAATGTGGCCGGCGCCAAGCACGAAAACCTGGAGTCTGTCAATGGGCAAAGAATTAAATCTTTTTAATGCAGCTTTTAGATGCCTGTAATGTTCTAGGCGCACAATGCCCCTGCCGCACGTTCCGGCGGCGAAACGGCCTATGGCCAGAAAGGGTAGAAGATGAGCAAGAGCAACCAGCCCGCGAAGAACACGACCACGGTGCTGCGAAGCGCCGACGGCGAGGTGAAGAGCGTGGTGGTGAAGGACGTCACCTTCACGGTTCCCAACGCCTTCACGCTGAAGCTTCAGCGCGACACGGAAGACAAGGGTGGCAACGCCCGCTTGAAGTCGGGTGCGGCGAAGGCCTATCAGTCCTTCCTCGTCAACCTCGGGGACGGCATCCAGATGCGTGGACAGTTTTACGTCCCGGCGGCCTTGCTGACGACAGAGGCCCGCGCCAACGCCCGCCACAACGCGGACAGGGCGGCGGCGCTGGAAGCGGAAGAGGCGGACGACAAGCCGCAGCGCGTGAAGCGTGCGGCCGGGAGCCTTGGCTGATGGCCGGGCGCTGGCAACCCGTGGCCGGGGGCGGTGCGCGCATGCGCGCCGTTCCCCGTGGCGACGACTATCTCGCGTGGATCGGCAGGGTCGACAGCCATCTCAGATCCTGGGGCACGTGTATCGACGACTGGGACGTCGATGCCCGCAGCGTGTACAGCGCATGGTCCTCGCGGGACAGCGCGCTCAAGACGGCGAGGCGCATCGTGCGAGGTACGCTGTCATGGTAGCCTAGCGCTACCGCACCGCTGGCACTACAGGGCCGCTCGGGGCCATCGCTCCGGGCG